TGTTAGGGGGTTCCCATCCATGTCCCACACTTTCCAACCCCGTCCATCGACTCGAATAACCGACCACTTCTGCTTGATGCCAAGCTTCACGATCCGATCAAGGGAGCCAGTAAAGCCTGCAAACACAACAAGTCGTCCTTGTTCTTCATTCTCGTCGAGTAATTCAATGAGAGCCTTATCCTTCGGACAAGGTACTTCCTTAATTATACGAACCATGTGTGGCACTTCCGCAGAGCCTTTACAGGTGGGGCAATCAATCAGCCGCTTCTCAAGTGTTGCGACATACTTAGGATCAAGCATGTCTACCATTTCAAACTTGCGATCTTCATCCTTTGGGTCAATCCAAATCTCAGTCTGTCCCGGTGTTTCCGTTGCAGCACAAACTGGACAAGGTTCCTTCCCATCAACTTCCTCACGATACTGGAAGCCGTCGCTCAATTCACGCATCCACGTCAATCCGGTGATTGCATTCGGAGCAATTTTAATCAAAGCCTTGGCAACACGTTCAGTCGTTGGAGTAGGCTCACAAATGACTGTGCGATATTGTTTTTCTGGCAGGTCAAGGCAATCCTTCTTGTGAAGTACTAGCACAAGACCTTGCAACCGTTCATGAAGGAAAGCTACTTCATTAAAGCTTGGCTGCCATTGATGATACTCCTCAGTACAGAAATCTTGCTGATGCTGTTCTTCATCCTGGTAGCCACCGCAAATAGCGCACTTTCTTTCATCATCAAGCCATGTGACACGTTGCAAGTGCTTACCTTGTGATGTTTCCTTTTCAACGAAGATTCCAAGTCGCCGTTCAAATGCACGCATGTCACCTTCTTTCAAGAAACCAGGCCAAGCAATCTCGGCCTGGCTCCACCAATCAACCGGTGACTTTGGTGATGGTGTACCAGACATTTCAATCACAAAGCCATCCTTACCATAGGCTTCACGGATACCGTCAGCCAAGGCTTGAGCAGCTTGGGACCGTTGTGCATTATGATTCTTTAGTCGGCTAGATTCATCAAAGATAACGCCATGCGGAGGCATTGTCCCTGGAATCCAATTCTTCATCTTGTTACGGAGAGCCTCATAGGTCATAAGTTGAAGATTAACACCCTCCAAACCCCACTTATGAAACTCTCGTTCGACTGCCTTCAAACCTGATTTTGGTCCTACCCACCACCAATCAGAATAGCCTGATTGCTCCATGATCTCGATAGCTGAAAGTGTCTTTCCCACGCCCATTTCAGCGGCAAGAATACAGAAATGATATGTCAGGCCCCAATTAGACATAAGACGTTGGTGTTGACGTAATGGTCGATCATACTCGAACTCTTGCAGTGGGCGTTCCCACCACGCATAGGGGTTCTTTCCCATCATAAAGTCAAGTTGAAAGCGATTCCGCAAACAGTCTTGAACCGACCAGATTTTACGTGGTTTCTCGTCGAAGCCATGCCATTTTGAGCCTCGCATTGCTTTTATCTCATCCTTGAGAGCAAAGGGGCTGCGGAGAAACTCAATTCGTTTCTTCACAACTTGAATTGTGGCCGGGACTTTTATGAGCTTACCCGACTTCGTTTCTGTGATAAGGTAGATTGTCTGTGGCTCACTCATAGCTCAACTCGAAAACGCTTTGTGATTCCTTCGATATTTTCTGTTATCTGCGGGTTTCTCGATTTCAGATACCGGCGGCTGTCGATGAAGTTCCGTGCTTTCTTATGCTTAGGGAAAGTTCGTGGCGTACCTTTCTGATTAGAGACGACATGCGGAACGCCATCTACGATGACAATAATGTAGAACATTAACGTTGATCCTCCAACAGAAAAGTGTGGTCAGACTGTTCAGTGACTTTCACACCATCGAATATATCACGTAGGCCATGATCTCCAAGGATTTGGAATACCATGTTGAATACGTGCCGTGTATTGCAGGACACGGATGCCTGCGGGTGACATGCTAGTTTCACTGCTCGTTGCCATTGAGTAAGTGTACCACTTGCAATTGCTATTTGCACACCGCGTTGCATAGTCTCTACAATGACAGCATCCATTCCATGCAACGCTTCGACAATCTCTGTCATATCACGTTCATCAGCAGCAATCAAGAAACTAACCGAAAATAAGCCTAAATAAGCTCTAGCATAGCGGACTGTTGGTGGCGCATTGCGATTCTTAAAAGCAGCAATGCACGCCAATTGATGGGCTAGTTCCGGTAATGGAACAGTGACGCCATCAGCCGCGCTCGCAGGGCTGTACCCTAACATTTCCCTACAAAGAGGAAGTAGCGTCGTCAGATCAAGGTCTGTCTTCGCTACTAGAGCAACACCGGGCCGCATGTTTCTCTTCCTGTTCGTCAAACCAACGCAAGGTTTCATTACGCGGCTTACAAATGGAGCCGCCGTGATATTCATACGAAATGGCCGTTTTCAGACCGCCAGGTATAATAGTTATTTCAGTCGTCGGATTCATCACCATCCTCTCCCAGCCCATCACCCACATTGCCAACCCACATGGCGTCAAAGTTCTGCATCGCCTCTTCTGGACAATTACCATAAGCTTCAACACCTGACTGACCGAGAGCAGTATCAGGGAGATAGTCTCGATACTTATCTCCAAAGACACCGTAAGAACAAACCCATCGCATACCATCATGGTACACAATCACAGGATAGAGCTTGCATGGACGAAACTGTTGCATCACCAGCCGCTTCTGAAATTCGGCTGTCTCCGCTTCAGTCTTAACCTTCATAATCTTAAAGGTCTGAAGTGCCTGCTCTGCCGTCAATGATTGCATCTGTTCGACAGGATGCCGCTGTTCTTCAACCGCTTCAGAATGTTCCGCATCAGCTTCGGATGGAGTATAGATGCGAGGATAATCGTTTTGTTCGTCAGACATGACTACTCCCAAGATTCAATTCGAGCACGTTCAGTAGCAGCGTCAGCCTTCGCTCGATTAAAGTCGGCTGCTGCAGCTTGAAGAGCCTCTTGAGCCGCTGCAACTTTCTTGTTAGCAGCATCAAGAGCAGCTTCCGCCATATTCCGATCTGCGATGGCTACCATATAGGCGTTAGAGGCTTGCGTATGGAGCAGCTTTGCAGCACTCTCAGCTTTTGTCAATTCAGCGACGCGCTCTTTCGCTTCAACAGCACGGGCAAGTTCCCGCTTCTTTGCAGCATACGCTTGTGCGGCCTGTGCTGTGGCAAGAGCCTTGGCAGCAGACGCTTCAGACTTTGCGGCTGCCTTGAGCAGCGCAGTAGAAGTTACCTTCCCAAACATCATTAGACCTCTCAGGTTAGAGTAGTTGCCGCCATCCATAACCAACACTCATCACTATCGACACATTTTATATGGGTCCAAAGTCGAGAAATCTCAGCATTGGTTAATTTAGATATTGATAAATACTTCACTTTCAACTCTACAATAGTTATGGGGAAACCCGACCTACACGCCAGTGGCCGGGTTTCCCCACGGAAAGGCGTGACTACTTAATAATCAAGTTCTCCCAAATTAGAAAAGATGGGACTAGGAGACTGCTCCCAGTCCCGTGGATTACTTGCTCAGCGAGCGCGACGGGTAGCCGCCTTCTTCTCTTCTTCTGTCACGTTCTGGACGCCATTATCCTTAACTGACATGAACTTCTCCACTTCCTCGCGAAGCCGATCCATACTCGGAATGTTGGTAAAGGGTTCCGAACACTTCGACACAACCGGCACATGCCAACCATGCTGACCCTTTTTTGCATACCGTACCTTGAGGGTACACGGTAGCGGGCCGTGTGATTCAATACCCCTTCGAGCAGCAGTCGCTTCGCTGACAGGCAGGAAGTTGACCAAATCACCCGACATTGCACGAGTAGACTTCGTACCACAGAAGAACTCGTAACACTGACCAGTGCTACGTTCAATGACAAGGAAAGATGGCCCCCACATGCAACCACCACCGGATTGTGCAGACGCTTCCTTGATTGCTTGGAATTGCGGCGAGTCCATATCATAAACAGCCACAACCGCTTCAAGATCACGTGTATCAAGGGCTTTTGGTCGGACAGCAAGGGGGAGGATGTCGATTTCTGGCCCAAGATCAACGATCTCTTCCCCGCCAGGTTGGGGAATACCGTATCGACCAGGCATAATTTTACCTGTATCAACCCACCTACCCTTTGAGACAAGTTGAATACGTTGCAGGTAATCCACACCCTTCGACAACTCTTGGAGTTGCTCGTCAGTAACTAATTCTGTACTTGGAAGTTGGTTTGCGTCAAAAGGGATCAATTCATTGCTCATGTTTCATTCTCCGGTATCATGATAAGTGTGTCGTTACCAGCCTTTCGTAGCTCTCTAAGCTTCTGGCGTTCTAATTTCCGCCTTTCTTCAGCACGTTGCTGTTGATCGCGGCGGGCGACGATCATTTGTTCTTGTTCCTCCAGACTCTCGGGGTCCATGTGCAAAATCCATGCCAAACAAGCCTTCCATCCATCGAAAGGTGACTGAGCATCCATCTTCAACAGAACAGAACCGGCGACAGCAGGTTTGGTAAACTCTGCCCTAATCTCTGGTACTTTCCGAAGATAAGGTACTGGTTGCTCTTGATTGACTCTCAAGCCATTGATGTAGCCGTTCTTTGCTGCTTCCCGGTATCGTTTCACTTCAGCATTAGCAAGTTTGACAAACTCTCGCACTGGCAACGTGGTTGCTTGTTGTATAAATGTATCCTGTAATGCTTGCGGTAAACGTGCTAATGCTATGGCTGACTCTAGTGGGATTTCCCCTCTTCGAGTCATTTGACTGTATGTTGATTTCAAGTTTGTAAGTCGAAGGATACGTCTCAACCAATTAGGGCTTTTGCGAATCAGACGAGCCAGCTTAGGCACCGTCATACCAGGTTGACGACGCATGATCTGTTCTAGGCGAACCGCAAACTCCACTGGTGTTGTTTCCGGCCTGATTCCATTAGCCTGCAATTGTGCCAGCAAAACCTCGTCATCCGTTAAATTCCGTATAACACATGGAACCGTTTCAAACCGAAGTTGCTTGCAGCAGGTTAATCTCCAATTACCTTCTACTACTTCATATTGTCCATTTTGTAACGGTCGCACCAAAATCGGCTGCCATAAACCGTGATCACGGATCGAATCCAGCATCTCTTGATACTCGACGCTGTACTTTCGCACGGGCCGGAAAAGGTACTTTGGTCGGCGTATCTTACTTGGCTTAATGTACTTCAGGTCCATCGCCGCGTCCCTCTACAGTATATGGTACGCCAAATCTGTAAAAATGGTCATAGAAAATCAGAAAATCCTGGAAATAGATAAAATGATTTCATCCACTGACACAAAAACAAGAAGATTAGATGTAACTACAATACAAATCAAAAGTTACAGCAGTGAGTGGATGAGTGGATAGTGGATGGCACATATCTCTACTATTTTCTTTTCTCTCTTTTTAATTCTGCTAGGGTGCATTTTTCTCTATCCACTCATCCACTTATCCACTCAAAATGGTGTTTAAGTGTTCATTACTAATTTGAGGTATTTCGGATTTTATCGTTTTTTTGTGACCTAGTTACTAGATTTGGCGTACCATATACTGTAGATACGAATGACGCGAGGAAAAAGCGTGAAAACAATCCAATTGACCCAAGGCAAGGTCACAATTGTCGATGATTGTGATTATGATTAGTTGAATCAATGGAATTAGTATTATACCAATAATGATTATGCTCAAAGAGTTGGTCCATGCCCTGGTTATCAAACGATTTTCACACACACACACACACACACACACACACCTGGAAATCTTGAAGTATAAGGGATTTTCCAATTTCCAAGACATAGATCATAAGAATCATAATTAACTCGACAATAGGCGATGCAATCTACATCCTTGTATTCATAGTTTGAATCAAGTCAATAGAAAAATGTCAGAAATATTTTAGGGTATCATGGCATACGTCAAATTCAAAGCAATCATTGACAAGTAAGAATACAATTGCAAAGAAAACGATAAAATCTTGGATTTTTAATAAACCAGAGGAAGTCGCTAGAGCTTACAATAAAGCCGCTCATAAATATCATGGTGACTTTGCAGTATTGAATGAGGTTTAACTATGGCAAAAATCATGGAAGCCTTTGAGACATACTTCAGAAATGAAGTGCTCCCAAAGCATAACAACCCTGAATTCTTTTGTCGATGGTTAGACAATTTGCGAAATCTTGAAACCCAACTGCTTGTCAGTCCTGAAGGTGGTTATCCGGTTGAAGGAAAACGCAATGTCTGGACTGACGGTTCCGAAGAGTGGCATAACATTCGTTTTCCTAAGAACGCGATGGCTGAGCCATATTGGCGAGATCGTGAACTTGGGTTCCTTCTTGAAAAGCATTGGCTTGGCATAGGCACAACCTGGTGGGATTGGGTGAATCGTGAATCAGTTGGGGTTGGATTCGACTTTGATGAAATCACAAGCCACGCACCAGGTACAGGGATTAGCGACGATCAACTTGCTGAAATTAAAGAACGTGCCTGTCAACTTGAGTATGTTGAAGTGCTGAAATCGACTGGCGGAAAGGGTCTTCACCTTTATATCTGGTTCGCGGCCAATGACCGACCGAAGACACAGAATCATACTGAGCACGCTGCTATTGGTCGAGCGATGCTAGGTAAGCTCAGCACAGACGCCGCTTTCGATTTCGGTAGTCACCTGGACGTTTGTGGTGGCAACATGTGGGTTGCCCACACAAAGATGTATGGCACGGAAGGGCTCACGTGTGTTAAAAAGGCAACATTACCATTGACAAATAGCGACATACCACCTAATTGGCGTGACCATCTTGAAGTCATCGGTGGTAAGGCGACTAAGGTACGTGTTGTTGGCATCAATGATTTAGGAGAGGAAGTTGACGATCAAGACCCTCTCTCACAACTCACTACTGCCCATCCGAAGGTTCCATTGGATGAGACACACAAGAAGATCATTTCTGATCTTGAAATGACGGGCTATACATGTGTCTGGGTGCCTGACCACAATCTTGTGCAGACGCACACCCGCGCTTTGAAGCAAGTCTATGACGAGTGGAAAGAACAAGGCCACGCAATGCGTGGATTCTTTGACACAGTTTCGCCAGGCACAGACCAAGGGAAGCCTAACTGTTTCTGTATACCAAAGAAAAACGGTGCTTTCATTGTGTTTCGATTTGGTCAAGGTACAGTTGAACATGACCTATGGAACCAAGATCGTCAAGGTTGGACTTGGTGTAATTACAATAGGAAGCCAACGTTGAGCGAATCATCTATTGCTCTAGGTGGTGCTGAACTAGAAAATAATAAAGGCTTTCACTTCGAGTCTATTGCAAACGCAAAAGAAGTTGTCGCGGCTCTCGGCTCCAAACTTCAACTACCCGCAGGTAACACGTATGATGATCGCACAGCCATTCTTCGTAAGAACAAAGATGGTCGGCTGGTGGTGGAAATTGATCGTCGTGAAAGTGACACCGGCTTTGATGGGTGGAACAATCAAAAGAAGAGTAAGTGGATCAAAGTCTTCAATATCCGTCTTGATGTGCATGATGAAGAGGATGATTACACACGTTTTGATACACTTGTTCGTTCCTGTAGATCACCATCAAACGCTGATGCTGGGTGGCGAATCCGCGTCAATGATGGTGAGTGGATTAAACACCCACGCGAAAATGTATCGAGTGTTCTGAGTTCAGTATCACCACCTGATGCCTCCGTTACAGGTATCATGGGACATGCAATCTTGAATCAATGGATCATGGTCTGTAAACCTTTTCACGAAGAACATCCCGGGGGCCGACAGTGGAATCTAGGTGCTCCACAACTCGTTTTTCAAGCCGCCCATCTTGAAGAAGACGAAAAGCCCTTCCATCCTCACTGGGATAAGGTGATGAGCCACTGTGGCGAAGACCTTGATGGTGTGGTACGTGAAACCTCCTGGTGTCGTAATTGGGGTATCTTCAGCGGTAAAGATTATCTGACAGCTTGGATTTCTTGCCTCATCCGTGAACCGTTCGAGCCACTACCCTATCTGTTTATGTATGGACCACAGAACTCTGGTAAGTCTATTTTCCATGAAGCCGTCAGCCTGCTGGTTACTGGTGGTGTAGTGAAGGCTGATCGTGCTCTCACTAACTCCAGCGATTTCAACGGTGAGCTTGCCAATGCAGTGCTGGGTGTGATTGATGAAGTCAACATTGCCCACGCTGGTCCTTCAGTCTACAACAAGATCAAGGAATGGACAACTAGCCAGTACATTAGTATTCATGCAAAATACCAACAAGTGTATCAGCAACGAAATTGCTTACACTTTGTTCAAACAGCAAACTTTCGCGACAACTGCCCTATCTTCCCTGGAGACACGCGGATTACCGCCATGTACGTTGGGCCGCTGATTGAGGAGATTCCGAAACCAATTCTCATCAGGGCTCTTGAGGAAGAGGCTCCTCATTTCATGGCGACTTTGATGGGGCTTTCACTTCCAACATCCGATACACGACTTCGATTGCCGATTCTTGACACTGCTGGAAAGGAACAAGCAGCCGAATCCAATCGTGACCCACTTGAAGAGTTCTTTGCGGAATCCTGCTATATGGTTCCTGGCGAAAAGATTCTTTTCAAGGATTTCTATGCCCGGTTCGTTGAATCGTTGTCAGCTTTTGAACAAGCGTCATGGACAAAACGGAAAGTACGACAGAACATCCCTGACAGGTTCCCAGTTGGCAACAATACTGGTGGTCAACTCTATATCGGGAACCTTAGTTTCACAGCGAAGGACGTTCCGCCTGATACCAAACGATATATCGCTAAAGGGCGGTACATCAGCCTGGAGGATTAACATGTATCGGATTGAGATTTGTCGCAGCACAGGGTCGCTGGAAGCAGTGGTTCTTGCTGAAACTCTTGCCACTCTGTACAAAGAGGAAATCCCCGATGATCTTGATGAGATCGTCGAGGAGTATGGCGGTGATTTCTATAACATCGAAGAAGAGGAAGATGATGAGTTCGGAGAAAGCTGAACGGTTAAACACCGGTAAACCAATGCTTAGTTTCTTGCTTCAATTTCCCACGGCAATTGAAGCATTTTCCCGAGTCAAGGAAATGGGCGCAATCAAGTATGCGCGTGATAATTGGAGGAAGGGCGGTAAACCGTGGTATGAATACATCGACGCTGCAATGCGGCACATGGTTGAGTTTGTCAAGTGGAAGATGGGTGATCCGAAAGCAGATTTCTATGCTTATGACACTGGCAACTCGCACCTTGCTCATGCCATGTGGAATCTTATGGCTATCCAGGATTTGAACTATCCTGGTATGACCTATGACAGGGAAGTCTTTGCCAAGATGGCTGAACTATGGAGTCAACGGCAGGAACTTGGCCCGGAGGAAATCAATCGTCGTCTTGATGAATGGCTCCAGGAATGGTTGGCTCGTCCACGTACAGAAGACCCTGATGAAAACTGAGGAGAAGCAACGTGAAGCCTAATCGTGAATCAATGCGCCGCTTTATCGCTGGAGCTTTATGTGATCTGGTTGGCTACCTAGATGAACTAAGCGACCCCATCGTTGTTGGGAGTCACTATTCAAAGGATCGTTTGGTTCGAGCATTCTACAATTGGTGCAAAGATCGCAATGTCAATGTAGACAATCCTGATGCAATCGGTTGGCTCAACGCATGTGAATCTGGGGCACTAACGATAGATGACGGACCCACACGGCTTCCCGAGCAACCAAAGCCGCCACCAGCGCCTTCTCCGCCTCCAACAGCAACGCGGCCGGAAGAAAATCTGCCAGAAGAAGGATTCTATAGAGGCGACTCATGGAAACCTCCCAAGGATCGTAAAAAGAATTGGCAAGATGAAGATTGGAGGGATGGAAATGCCTGCGCCGAGTAGTTTATTGAATTTGAATGGTAATATGATGGTTGCTGTTGATGTTGAAACAACTGGCCGGGTAGCAGGCTATCATGAGATCATTCAAATTGCCGTCGTCCCACTTACAAGTGAGATTGAACCTGTTCCTGATATTAACCCATTCTACATGAACATCGCGCCGGCTCACCCAGAGCGGTGCGAGCATGGAGCCCAAATGGTTCATGGACTTGATATAGATGAGCTAATGAGCAATAGCCCGGATGCCTGGAAGGTTGCTGATCTATTTGATGAGTGGTTTCAGAATCTTGATCTACCATTCCAACGGAGTTTGATGCCTTTGGCACACAATTGGGCTTTTGAGCGTGGCTTCCTTATACACTGGCTTGGGATTGAATCCTTCAACCAATTCTTCCACCCCCATCCACGGGACACAATGCTGTTTGCCTTGAGCATCAATGATGCTGCTGCATATCATGGGCTAAAGACACCTTTTCCGTATGTCAGTCTTGGGGCAGTGTGCAAGAAATATGGCATCAAGGTTGAGAATGCCCATGATGCCCTTTCTGACGCCCTTGCTGAAGCAAAGTTGTACAAAGCAATGCTGTCTTCCTTTGGGAAGTAGCTCTTCATACAATCTGCTCCCGCTGGACTTGCCCACATAGTCCCGGCGGGTGTTATCTTTTGCACCCTTGAGCTTTCCGGCCTTTACGTTTTCCTGCGCGTGGCATCTTAGAAAGCTTTGTTCGTGTAGCTCCGGGAATACGTACATTTTTTATGCTGTGATTCCCTGTTCTCTTTCTTCCACTTGCGCAACAACCCATTGCACTCCCCCTTGTATTGATGATAAGTCGTCCACGTTTGACTATCGCGGCGTAATTTGGTTAATGACTATAATGCCGCTTGCCAACTACGACTTGCTGGTTATCATTACCAGAAGTTACGTGGACAGTGTTCCGTTGCCATTCTAATTTTATTCAACATGGCTGTACCTTCGGCTCGTACTTTACAGCCGCAGCCCTTGCATCGCTTACTCTTTTTATCGTACCAATCACAATGAGTACAGTAGCTCTCATGGAGCACTTTCACTTCTTTGTCAGTACGGATGGGACGACCAGCCGCAATCCAACGCTTAACAGCACGCCAATAATTTTGAACCTGTGTAGTAAGCCCTGGAATTTCTGGAATGTCATCTGGATTCAATGTAGCGCCAACTTTTGTAACTGCACCTTTACAGCGGTCGCATTCTTCAAAATTCACTGGCTTCTTAGCAAGTGTACAAAAGGCATTGATTTTGACTGAGCCATCTGGTTTTAAGTCATTATTGAAAGTGCGATACGGACATGGAAACCAGATTGTGTCAAAAGTCCAAGGATCATCAGAACGCCTCTTGTAGCCATCAGGACATTCGGGTAAATCAGCATCAACACGCTCATAGCGAATTTCTGCGTCTTCACCATAAGTTGCCTGTTTGTAAATCGGTTCTCTTGGAGGCTTAGGACTACATGGCTGTTGACTCAGTAAGACTTGACGAAGTACACAACCTTCACATGTTTGTTCATCTACTTCTTGTTGATAAGTGCAGGCGGCTCCATGCGCACAACGATAAAACTCTCGTTGTGAACCATCCTGTTCCCTCCTGACAATCTTACGACGCTTCTGACAGATTAACATTACCACAACTCCAGCGGACAGTGAAAACTCTGGTACTTTGCATACTCATCAACTGGTGCAGCAGCCGTGCATGAGCATACATTGCATAACTTCCCCTCTTGCTCGAAATGCTTGCATTTGAAACAATATGTTTCCAAGATTTTTTGGCGTTCTTCAAGGGGGCGAGAGGGAAGTTCATCCCAATCATATATATCCTGTAGTGTTTCAACCTGTTGTTGATCTTCAACATCAGGTGGTTCACGGAGAGGGCAATCATCACAAATAGCATGACTCACTGGGGCGCAGTGATGCAAACATCTGTAGTTTTGACAAGATGAGATATGGACCTTTGTTTCTATCTCAAAGAATGTGTGCTGGTGTTTGCAAACTCGTTCTTTCATTTTCCCCTCCATTACACACGTTTCTTTGGTTCATACTGCTCGCCTTGATTTGGTGAATTAGGGTCACCTGGGAAGCTTTCGCACTCACCAAAAGGTGAACTTGGGTCTGGAATTGCACGCAGACTAGACATCATGTATGGAGACCATTTATAGCAATAATATCCGCAGTTTTCCTTTAACTCACGAATCTCAGCTTTTTTTTGTTGATAGAAGGCCCAAGCAGAAAAGGCAGCACCAAAGGTATGACAGAAGGCTGCTATCGCACCCATGCAAGGTGTGCCACCAGCCTGACACCAACAAGGACCACCTATGCAACCACCGAGAATTATCCCTGATGTTACTAATGTTGGCATTATATACCAAACTGTGACTTCATAAACACAACCATCACCATATTGTGGTTGACCACAAGCAGTTCGTTCCTTCTTCTTATCAGAATCACTTCCAACCGCTGGAACATCCTTATTAAGAGTTGATTCTATCTGCTGACGATTGGTTTTCTGAGCCAGTTTCAAAGCCTTGAACTCAGGTGCTTCTTCCTTAACATCCTCGAAATCTGAGATTTCACAGAAGACAGTCGGTGGACTATCATCCAAATCAGATGGAAAGCGATCACCACTGGTGAGAACAACGAAATTCTCATCCTGAGTTGTGTCACCACCTGAAAGGATATGATCTATCGGTGGTGTTACATTGAAATCATAACCAGGATCGGCCCATTCTATCTCTTCATCAAGAGGCCAACGCATGTAAGCAGGTTGCTCTGCGGGCCAAGCCCAGTAGTATGGTTCTGATGTCCCGGCACGAATTGGAGTCCAAGCCTCAAAGTGCATAGTGTTGTTGACATTATCGAACTGTGCCTTTGTGATGATACACTTTACAGGTGTAGGGGAAAACTGAGGTAAATCCAATGTAATACAGTCAAACAAATCAAGATCAAGATGCTTGATTGTTGTACTGAACTCCACGTGTTTCCAAGTGTGCGAACGTCGGATAAGCCAGAATGTTGCTGATTTCAAGATCGTATCGTAAGTGTTTTGTGTGTAATAGTTGTAGCTCTCTTCCTGAACACCATACTTAGGTACATTGTGTTTAAGAATGATCTTACGAACAACTTCATCGTTATCCTCAATACCAGCTTCACCATTTTGCCATTCAATGGTATGTTTTGTGATTAAATCTTCTGTTGGTGTGAGAGTCACTTGGAATGTATCTACCAGAATATCACTGGCTTCTATTGTACGAACAGAAACGGGTTCTTTTGATAAATACTTGATGAAGATGACATCATTTCTTATATACACAGCGCACCGTGTTTGGTAAGCAATATCCTGAATTAAATCCAAAACATTCATGCGCTCTTTGACCCAAAAATTTGTTGGATAGTTTGTCATGTCATTCCGAACAAGATCAAATGAGTCCGTATCAATCGTCAAGTTCGTGTATTTGTTTACAAGCCACTCAATAACATCAACAGGATTGGGACCAATATCTGATGTTAGTGAAACATAGAGATCATCACTCCAATCAGAATCGTACAAACTCAACTTTTTGCTCAATCCAATTTCTGTGACTGTGTAACCATCATAGTCTGTCTCATAGACAGTATAATAATCCGATGGAACCTCTAATAGCAGCCTCCTACCTGTTGGTTGTGTCTTGTAAGCGGCCACATGGTTAATGGTGGCTGGAAGCAAGCTCACAATATAGAGAATCTCAGCTTCATCTTCAAGATACACGTCTGTTCCTGGTGGAATCCAGAAGAAGTTTGATGTAGGCATGTTGTCATAAGCAGCTTGTGATTCTACAGGACCACCTTCATACGCTTGTCTGAAGATTGGATCAGCGTCACAATCTTCTGGACACATACATTCGTTGCTATCAAAATACCATGCTGTACCTGTCTCAGTTTGTTTCCAGCAACCAGTCCAATAGGTCTCTACAAGACCAATAGATCGCTCAGCTACAGGAGCACATGCTACATGGTCAGTTGTGTCATATTCTGGGTGTACCCTCGCCATGACACGAAATTGTGTTCCATTAAAGAAGCCAGTAAATAAGGCACCATTGATATTCAGCGTGATCGTTTCATTCTGAGGAAACTTTTCTCCACCGCGAATGTTCAAATACAAGTGTTCATACGATTGCTGCTGCTCCAACAGATATTCAAGGTTGCACATTTCCTCATATCGCCATTGGACACATTCTAAATCTGGACCATACGTTTCTGATGTTGAAGTTTCATAGCCACCTTGCCCATCTGGTGTAATTGTGGTTGATTGACCTGTAGAAACGCTAGCACACTGAATGTGGCACAATTGACAGATTCGATCTGGAATAGTGAAATCATGGACACCTTCACCATGCGTTATGACACCACGTAAAGGCGCGCGAACCTGTACGGCCTGCATATTACAGACTTCTCCGAACACGAGAGGCCACACCTTTCCTAAAGCCTCTTCTGGAACACTGGCAAAGTCACCTTCTTCCATTAAGAAGGCTACTTCTGTATCTTCCTGCCGTGTTAGAACATCAAATGTAAGCGTCCGTTCTCCCTCATCCCAAACAATAGGACTGCTAATCTCACCTTTGAAGAGAAGGAACTTGTGATTTATTGTGAGTCCTTGAAATCCTTGGTATACCCATACTGGACGTTTGTGAATATCATAAGTATCAAGTAGAGCTTTGAGCTTCCCATCAATGTCATCAAGGGTGATATTGATTTGTTGAGAATCACTGGCACCATCAACCTGAATTGCCATGTCAAAGTTACCAACTTGAACAATCCTGGGATACGGATAATCTAAGCCTGACAACTTTTGATCTGAGTACATAATACGTGGACCATCATCAACCCACTGTACTTCAATAATAAGCAGCGGTTCTGCGCCGTGTTGTTGTTGCAAATTATCAATGATACCTGAAGGAACATCACGCATTACTCAGCCTCCTCAAACTCCAGAGTAATGTCCATTGTCTCCCCGCCGGGGAAATCGACAGCGCGCCCACTTCCTGCGTGTTCAAATGGATTGTTGATTAGATACCCGATCCAAATATCATCATTGTGGTCAATTACTTGAACCTTTGTTCGATAGTAAGCGTTGATGAATGCTCGCAGTTCAAGAGCCTTGTTCCGCGCAATCGTGAAATCCCATTGGAAAACCTTTCTACCATCCTTTGAATGAATGTAAGTGTATCTTGTCCCATCCATTGCTCGTAGCACTTGAAGTGTTGAAGCAATTCCAGATGAGTCACCCCAGTTAGGACTAGGAAGTATGACAGTTGATTGCATAGCGGGATATGGGCCACGTAGCATGAACATTAGACCACCTGTTCCTGAACTTCGTCTGTTAAGGCGAGATTATCAATTAAGCTTCGAGGAAATTTAACCCATCGTTGCGTCCAATGCACCCACTCGATTGTGTCTTCCAATGAACGTGTCTTGTGAAAATAATGCGAGAAGCTGTCAACAATGGATATAGCATTTCCAGACGGTAGTTGTTCAATAAGGACACCCTCAAACTCAAATGTGATTGTGAATCCATGCTTACCATCCTGTACAGCCCGTTCATTAGGTGTTGTGATAACTCCGACCCATTGACGACCTTCCCAATCAATGATCCCTACTTCTCGACCAATATGGTCAACCATGAATTGCTGTGTTTCCTCAACCTCTGCTTTTGTCAAGCCAGAGAAGCTGAGAACAAGCGTATTGATTTTCGGCCATATCGGATCAGCAAAAACTGAAAGCTTTCCGCCACGTGTTTCACGATTGATACGTGTGAAAGCTTGCCGTTCTTTGTTGTCCATATTTGGGGCTCGAAGTTCAACAACGTCAGTTGACTCACCAAGCGCTGGGTAGAGCAGTAGAAATCGTTCACCTTCTGGGAGACCAGGAGTAAATGGTGTTTCGCCACTTGGAGGCGCTGGATTATCTGTTACATCGCTCTCACCGATAAAAGGTGTATATGCTTTATCATCGCATGGATCAGGAAGATAGTATGTCAATGAGTGACCAATTCCAAGCGCGTCGATAACAGCACGTGCCCAGTCACCATGTAAGTCTACAGTTTGCTCCAGATTCAACCATTGTGCTGGAATGCCTTTTGTCTTCCCCCAATCAAGTGTCTGCACAAGATTCAAAGTAGTGATAGGGGTTTCACTACGCCACATGTCATCTGACAGAGAAATAGTTGATGAAACTGTGGCTTCATAATCTCGCCCTGTCCAGCTTTCTAGTTGAAGATTGTCCTCTAGCCTCTCAAACTTGTTTTCATAAGGCATACCATCATACAGGTGCATTCTTGTCCACATAGTTTTGTAAACTGGTCCAATAACATTGACGCTTTGAGACAGTGACATAACTGTCTCCATGACATTGAAGAGTCCTGATTCAAAATCAATGTCTTGGACAAGAGTAAGTGTATCATGCAGTGAGGTATGCTCACCAATATTCAACTGGTCGTCAAAAATCTCAGAGAGATTTAGATTATCAGTAAGATTCTCTGCCTGAACTCGTGTGGCATTCTGAATCAAACCAAGAGATTGTAAAAGAGTTTGTGGAATCTGAGCGGGAACACGTTCAGTGAAGGATAGAGTATCTTTCAAACGTTCGTGTCGTTCAGGCACATGA